TAAACATATGCTACACATTGTCTCTTTTTTCGCGCGGTTAGTGTCTTACTGGGAGTTTACTAAAACGGAGGTGCAGACCGCAGCACGCATGCGGTACCTCGCCTCGCTGCAGGAGAAGCTCGAGCAAAAAATAGACGGCCTACACGAGACACTCGAGAAGGCTATCGACGACCGAGACAGACTACAAGACAAAGAGGGCGGCCGCACTAAGGAAGAGAACGAAGCGCTGCGCGAGTACAAGCGTGCCGTAGCTTCTACAGAGGCTAAAATAGAGGCACGTGTTAAGAACTACGAAGAGCTTAAGCGCACACTCGACGTGGTGGTAAACGAAAAGGAGAACGCAGCAAACCGCCGCCGCCACTTGTTCCGTTAGGCCAGCACAGTAGAACTTACTCAAACTAACCACTCACACCATGTATATCGCCCAGTACCACACAGGCAAAACAGCCGACAGACAGGCCGACAAGATAGCTATAACCGTAGCGAGTATCGTGCAGGGATATAGCCCAGAAGAGGAGGTGCACACACGTATAGACGTGCTCGGCAGTGCGCAGGAGCTCGTGGTATATGGGCAGGTGTACACGGACAGCCCAGACATTACCGACGCAGTGCTCTCTCTCGGCTTCGCAGACGACGTGGGCATAGCGGTAGAGCAGGTGCTCGGTATAACACTAGGCCCAGACAGCCTACGCGTGCGCGTGCAGGTACTCCCGCTAGCGCAGGAGATAGTACCGCCCTTCTACTCGAAGGCGTACATAGAGCGCAAAGGGCTCGAGGTAGGCGGTCCAGTGCGCGAAGTACAGCTCGCTAAAGAGCTCGGCTGGGCGCTCGAGGCTGTGTGCGAAGACCTTGCAGCAGTGCTCGCTATCTCTATCGACGAGATTATCGACGGACGCATAACGGGCATAGCGGTAACAGGCGCAGTAAGTAGCGACCAGCTCCCACTGGTTATAGACACGCTACGCGAGCGTTCCCTCTCACTCGACGGCCGAAACACACCTAACGTGACGGTTATCCCAGTGCCAGTAGCTAGCATGCTTACGGGTATAGGTAAGAGCAACAACTTACTCGCCGAGGACTTCTTCGGTATCGAGAAGGCAGCTATGACTACGGGCATACACGGCCGCACAAAAACGACACGCGAAGTGGTCGCTGCAACAAAAGCATACGAGTATGCACAGGAGCAGCTACAAAGCCACCCAGCAGCAGACACAGTGCTTGTAGAGCTCGGCTACCTTCCTCATAGCCCTACGCCAGTAACAGCGCATGCGTACGTGACTATAGGGAGTAACGAGGAGCAAGTGGACCTATTAAAAGCCTAGTAAAACACATATGCCTTACGCAAAAGTTATAAGCCAGCACAAAGGAGCTAACCGAGCCACTCGACGCCTTGCAGATAAAATGGAGCGCCTCGAGCCCTCACGTAAACGAGCTAAGCGTCTCGCAGACGGTATACAAAAGGCTAAGCAGGCGAAACTCGAAGCAGAGAAGAGACGACGCGAGGCAGCAGTCCTACGACGCGAGGCCCGCATAGAAAGGCAGAAGCGCATAGCCAAACTTATAAACGCCGACATAGCCTACCACATACGCATAGGCTGGCGCGAGGTTAAGCTAAAGGGGAAGGTAACGGAGAACGTACAAGAGCAGGACTTTACGGTAAGCGGGGTAGTCGCAAAAATGCTCGACCTGCTCGACGTGCACGATACAAGAGTTAAGTAACACATACACGCTGCGGGTAGGGCCCAGCGCCCACTGCAGAGAACGGCAGCGGCCACCCTACCCACTAGCGTGCGCGTAGGTGCTACCATTCTCTCGGTGGACACTGGGCCTTACACAGGAAGCGCAGCACACTCTGTTAGCTCAACAGCAGAGCAGCCGTCTTATACACGGCGGGTAGTAGGGGCAGCACCTACACAGAGTACATGGTTAAAGATATACAGGAGGATATAAAAAAAGCAGAAGAGCACGCTGCAACCGTGCATGCAGAAGCAGAGCAGGACGTTATCGAGGAGACAGTTAGGGCTGCGGACGTACCAGAGGGAGTGCCATTAAAGAAAAGGCAGAAAAATGGAAAGGTAGCTACCCTAGTCAAGAACGAGCGGGGCAGTCTTAAGTTCGCAAAGGGGCACAAGGGAGGCGGCAGGCCACTCGGCTCTGTTAACCATGGAGGGCTTAGGCCTATGCTGCTTAAGATACTCGACGAGATAGTTATTAAAGACGGGCAGGAGCAGACCCGTGCAGAGGCCATGCTGCGTGCTGCAGTAGAGCGAGCAACAAAAAAAAGCGACTGGCTTGTGGAGCTCATTACAGACAGGACCGACGGCAAGGTAACGCAAAAAATACAGGGTACTGTGCTAGTGGCTGGCGTGGACGTCTCTATCGTGCCCCCTAAAGAGCGCAAGGTTAAAGACATACCAGCTAACTAGGCACACACATGGAACCTACCAGCACAGGAACCACGCGCAGACTCTCTCTAAAGGGCACTATAGTCTTCGCGAAGAATATGGCCTCGAAGGCCCGCCTTGTGCTTAACGAGGGCAGCAGTCGTAGCAGTAAGACGCGCAGTATCGCGCAGAAGTTCGTCACGAAGCTAGTCTCGGGCAAAAACTGGAAGGGCAGTATGGTGCGTAAGACGCTGCCAGCTCTTAAGGCCACAGCGCTGCAGGACGTTATAGAGGTTATGGCCGAGCAGGGCATATACAGCGACGATATACACAACAAGACGGAGCAGACACTCGAGTGGGAGTACGACGTGCTTGAGCCTAACGGAGAGATACGGCACTACAAGAACGTGCTCGAGTACTTTAGCGTCGATAACGAGCAGAAGGTCCGCGGCCGTAGCCGTGCGGACTTATGGATAAACGAGGCGAACGAGCTCGAGCTGGAGGACTTTACCCAGCTTGCTATACGTACCACAGGGCAGATAACCCTCGACTATAACCCTGTAGACGACTTTCACTGGATAGAGGAGACGCTTAAACGCCGCAAAGACTACGACTTTATACACTCCACATACCTCGATAACCCCTTCCTCGAGGACGCCATAATAGCCGAGATAGAGCACCTTATCGAGGTCGACGAGAACTACCACCGTGTCTTCGCTCTCGGACTTAAGCCGCTTAACCACAGCCGCATTTTTAACCACTGGAAGCTGGTAGACGAAATGCCAGAGGACTGCGACGAGTACATTTACGGCATCGACTTCGGCTTTAACCACGCCACGGCCATAGTTAAGATAGGCATAAAGGACGGCGTGTACTACTGGGAGGAGCTATTCTACGAGACTAGGTTCGATAACGAAATGCTTAAAGAGGAGCTGCACCGCCTCTGCCGCGAGGGCAAAATAACCTACAGCATGCAGGGTTACGCCGACGCAGAGGACGCAGCGCGTATAAACGAGCTCGTACGGGCTGGCTTTAACATAGACAAGGCAGACAAGGAGGGCGGCAGTGTTAAGCAGGGCATACTCTACATAAAGGGCCACAAGATGTTCGTAACGAAGGGCAGCACCAACCTACTCGACAACCTTAAGAACTACATGTGGAAGACCCGCGGCGGGAAGATACTAGACGAGCCAGTTAAGCAGCACGACCACGCACTCGACGCTGGCCGCTATGCTGTGTATACCCACGGGGCAGAAGAGCGCGAGGGGTCGTTCGCTAACATACGTGTACTATGAATGAGAACCCCGTCTATTGCACGTGCGGCGCTGTGCTCTGCAAGGGCATGCAATTCGACGGCATTGTCGACATGTCTGTAGCACGCATGCGGTTCGAGGTTAAGTGCTGCGGCTGTAAGCGCTTCGTTAACGTGTGCCTCATGCCTACGACCACGGTGTCGGTTAACGGAGAACTCACAGGCGGGCAGCACGCTAACATACGGCAATGGTAGGCGATATACACAGGTGCGCACTTGTGTGGTGCTGGGGTATGGTATAATGGGCGTATAACAGGCATACGTGCCCGTGCAGCTATTAAAGCTGCACGGGCATTTTTTATTACATATACAAGTATGAACATACTACAGAGAATAATGCAGCCAGTGCACGCCGCGCTTAAGGGTTACTACGCCACTGCCCGCTGGCTCGTAGTAGGTAAAGGTATAGGCAAGCCCACAGGAGGCGTAGCACAGGACCCGTATGGCTCGCTTATAGGCTGGGCGGGGTTCGCTCTTAACAAGGTGGCCATGCGTTTCGCCTCTGTGGAACTCGAGCTCTATAGCTACAAGCCAAACGAAGTAGTGCGTATAGAAGACGACGAGCTCCTCGCGCTGCTCGATAAGCCTAACCCTACACACACAGGCCACGAAATGCGGTACCTCACAGGGTACATGCTCGCTATGTGGGGCGAGGCTCCTATAGCGCTCCTACGTGCGCCAAACACGCGCAAGGTGGTCGCTATGTACAATATGCGGCCAGACCTTCTTAAGCGAGAATATGACACCATAAGCGGCGAAGTGGTTAAGTACCAGTATGGCTACGGCTCGAGCATGATAGACCTTGCAGCGGAGGACGTTATACACATTAAAGTGCCTAGCCCAGCAGACAGTCGTGTCGGGCACTCTCCCCTACTCGCTGCAGCTATGGAGATAGACGCAGACATAGCTACAGCCCTATGGAACCGCCAAATTATAGACAAGGGAGGGCAGCCTAACGGCGTACTCGAGACAGACGGCAAGCTAAGCGACGAGCAGGCAGAGCGCATACGTGCACACTGGGAAGGTAAGTACTCGGGACCAGAGAACGCTGGCAAGGTGGCTGTACTCGAGGGTGGCCTACGCTACAAGCCTACCAGCGCTACCCCTAAAGAGCTCGACTATACAGAAACGCGACGCTTTAACCGAGATAACATACTCGTACTCCTCGGTGTACCTAAGGCGCTCGTTATTGCAGACGACGTTAACCGTGCGAACGCAGAGGCAGCGGCCTACACGTTCGCTATGGAGACTATAAAGCCCCTCGTTATGTTCTGGCAGGCAGGCCTTAACGCTAAGCTTGTGCCAGAGTTCGACGAGACGTACTGGCTCGATATAGACAACGTGGTACCAGATAACCAAGACCAGCGCCGACAGGACGTGCAGGTAGGCGTGGCTAGTTACGTGCTTACGCCTAACGAGGCACGCGAGATGTACGGGAAGCCGCCAGTAGAGGGCGGAGACGTTATATACATGCCTTTCGGCATGGTCCCCTCTATAGGGGGCAAGCCTACAGGCAAGTCTGCAGAGTACGCAGGCGGGTACCTCGAGCTTAAAATAGACACGAAGAGGAAGACCTTAACAGCAAAGGAGCAGCGTATAAAGCGTGCTGTGCTCTCTCGAGGCAGCAGGAAGCGAGCACTTGTACGCGACCTCTCTGCTCGTATGTCTGGCGGCAAGGTAGAGGAGAAGGGCCAGCCAGAGAGTAAGAAGTTTACGCTGGAGCTCTTTAACAAGGGCGCAGCAGACGACCAGAAGCTACTCGGGGAGGATATGCACCCAGTCCTTAAGGCAGACAGACTAAACTACCTACGCGACCTACCTAAAAAGCAGGAGCAGTTTAAGGCGGTTATGGTTAAGTACTTTAACGATATGCGCGACGAGGTGGCAGCAAACGTCGCAGCACAGTACGGCAAGGGCCTTACAGTCGACGCTGTGACTAAGGCAGTCGACACGAGCGGCCTCTTTAACTGGGAAGCCAACAAGCGCAAGCTGCAGCAGGCTACACGGCCAGCATACAGCGAAAACATAGGCGTAGGTGCTACGGCTGTGGCAAAGCTTACAGGCGGGGCAGTTAGCGACTACGTAGAGACACCCGCAGTGCAGGACTTCCTACGCACGAAGCCTACGAAGCTCGCAGAGTACATAAACGAGACAACACTAAACGCTGTACGCGATACACTTGCAGAAGGTGTAGGCGAAGGCGAGGGCCTTACAGACCTCGTAGGCCGTATATCCGCGGTATTCGAGGACGCAACGGCATACCGTGCAGAAATGATAGCCCGCACAGAAGTAGGCAGCGCCCAGAACTTCGGCCGAGCGAACGAAATGCAGGCGCAAGGAGTAGAAAAGCGCATGTGGGTCGCAGCGTTCGTTAACACTCGAGACGACCATGCAGCAGCACACGGGCAAGTGGTAGGAGTCGACGAACCCTTTAGCGTAGGAGGCGAGGACCTCATGTACCCACAAGACCCAGAAGGAAGCGCAGGCGAGACAATAAACTGCATGTGCAGCGTCGCACCTTTGCTCGATTAAAATATCCACAGGCCATGTTTTTACTATTTACAAACCGTGCTACACTACTAGTACAAAGCACTCACGAGTGCGGCGGCGTGTAAACGCTGCCGTGCTCTTTTTATATACACATACATATGCAAAAGAACTTTATAACACTACAGCTAGCAAGTAAGGAGAGTGTACAGCTCGAGCTTAAAGAGGCTACGCCTGTAGAAGCAAAAGCCACCACAACCGACGAGGGCGTTATGACGTTCTATGCTAGTGTGTTCGGCAACGTAGACAGCTACGGGGACATAATGGTGCGTGGCGCCTTTGCGGACGCTATCGCAGAGTGGAAGGCAAACGGCAAATACCCTAAGTTCGTATGGAACCACGACTGGGCAGAACCGCTCGGGAAGGTTATAGACATGGTAGAGGACGACTTCGGCCTAAAGGTTACGGTGCAGTTCGTTATGGAAGTGCAGCGAGCACGCGAGCAGTGGGCACTATACAAGGCAGGGGCGGGCACAGACTTCTCTTTTGGCTTCTCTATCACAGGCAAAGACTTCGACACAGAGGGCCACAGACTCATAACAAAAGTGCGCCTATACGAGGTGTCTGCGGTCCTTATAGGGGCTAACAACCTTACGCATGTGGTAGAAATGAAGGACGCAGAAGAGGCCGCAGCAGACGCGCAGACAGCGGACCCAGTACACGTAGAACCAGCGGCCGACCACTCCCCTACCCCACCAGAAGAGCCTAAAGAAGACGAAAAAGAGGGCGGGGAAGGGGTTACAGACGAAGGAAGTGGGGAAGGGGAGGGGACAGTAGCGACCGACGAAGCTGCGAAGGCTGGCGTTATACTATCACCAGAACTGCGTGCATTACTCGTTAAGGCTGTGGCCCACATGGAGGCTATGACAGAGAAGACGGCCGACCTTAACGACACTAAAACTGCTCTCGAGGCGTACTTAAACGCGGAGGAGGTAGCTACTGCGAAGGCGGGGGCTACTAAGCTGGTCGAACAGCGTAAAAATACGGTTAAGTCCCCTACCGTCGGCTGGGAACTTCTCCTAAAAAACGCACAGAGCGCGGTAAAGGCTAACCAAGCCCTTATCGTTTCACTTAAGCCCATGGCGCGAAAATAATTAAAAACAAACACCTTAACCATTAACACATAACCATGTCGTTTCTTAAAAAGTTCGAGAACACGGTCGTTAAGACCCCAGAGGGTGAAGAGGTAAAGTTCCTCGACATTCTCGCAGAGGCACTCGTAGAAGCTGGCGCAGTAAAAGGCGCAGACGGCTCTATAAAGTTCCCCGCTGCAGCAGCAGAGAGTAAAGCAGGTGCAGACAGTGCACTCGTACGTGCTCAAGAGAGCATTACGTTTATTAAGTCGATACTCGAAAACAAGGCAACGCCTAACACTGGCGCTGGCTCGTTTGGTGCTATCGTTCCTACAGGCCTCTACAACAAAGTTATAGAGAAGCGCGACCAAGTCGCTAACTTCCGTAAGTACGCTATGGTCGTACCTGTAGCTGGTAGTATGCAGTTCGGCGCAGAAGCTACGCAGCCTCTCACTTACTGGGTAGGTGAAAACGTAGACATTACAGAAGCAGAGCCAACACTCGCGAAGATAAACCTCGAAGACTGGTACCTTGCGTGCCGTGTCCTCATACCGTTTAAGCTTCTCGACGGCTCCCCACTCGCAGTCGAAGACTTCTTCGCTCGCATAATGGGTCGTGCTATTGCACGTGCAGAAGACGCAGCTATCCTTAACGGTGATAACTCGAGTAAGCCTAACGGCATACGTAACACCATAACTACTACAGTCGCACAGGCAGGCGCTACGCTTGCATACGACGACGTAGTTAACGGTTACTACGGCCTCGGTGCGCAGTACCGTGCTAACTCTATCGCTGTTACGTCTGCTCTCGGTGCGAAAGCACTCCGCAAAATAAAGGACACCACTGGTGCTCCTATCTTTAGCGCGACAGACAACACAGTATTCGGTCGACCACTCGTGGAGACTGCTAACATGGCAGAAAACCTCGGCGGCGGCGCGAACACTACAGAGATAGTCTTCGTAGACCCTTCTTACATTGTGATTAAAGACGGCTCGTCTCTAAGCATGATGAACCAAGGCGTAGACCGCGCACTGCAGACGCAGCTCGTCGCGTTCGAGGCTATCGACAGTGAACTCACACTCGCAGAAGCGGGCGTGCGCATTACTGGCGTTAAGTAGTTAGTTCCCCGTGCCCCTCGTTAGGTGTTTCGAGGGGCACATGGAGCTCGCTGTGGAGTGGGCGCCGCAAGGTCGATATTATTAAAACTTTTAACTATA